ACCGCTCCTACTGCCAACGTGACTGGTGGCCAGCTCTACGTCGAAGCCGGTGCGCTGAAATACCGTGGAAGCTCTGGTACCATCACCACGCTCGCTAACGCCTAACCCATACCACCATGAACATCTCTTGGATCATCGAACGCCTTCTCGTTAAGCCGACCGAAGGCGACAAAACCAACGTCGTCATCACCGCCGACTGGCGATGCAACGGTGTCGATGGAAAGTACAGCGGCACCTGCTACGGCAGCGCGTCTTTCGCGCCTCCGAGTGGAAACTTCACGCCGTACAAGGATCTGACCCAGCAGCAGGTTCTCGACTGGTGCTTCGCCAACGGGGTCGATCAGAAGGCCATCGAAGCCAACGTCGCCGCGCAGATTGCTGACCAGATCAACCCTCCGGTCATCGCTCCGCCGCTGCCATGGTTGCCGCCGGTTCCTCCCGCTCCTGAGCCGGAAATCGTTGCACCCGCTGATCCCGTGATCGAAGCTCCCGCCGCATGATCAAGATCGAACTCACTCAGGAGCAGGCCAACCAACTGCTCCAACTCATCGACGTAGCTGTGAAGGCCGGTGGCGTGGCCAACGCCCGTGCCGCCCTCCCGCTCGTCGATCTCATCCTCGCAGCCGCCCAGAAACCCAAGCCTGAGTGATGCAACCACCCGACACATCCAACAGCGGCAGCGGCATCGGCGTCTCACTCGCCATGGCCGCCACCGCCGGACTTGTCAGCCTCATTCCCCAACTCACCGAGTGGTTCCAACTCGGGACCGCCATCCTCGCCTTCATAGCCGCAGCAGTCGCACTCTACAAAGCCATCAAGAAATGAAAAACATCAAGACCACGTTCGCCGGCATTGGTGCCATCCTCGTCGCCGTCGGCGGCGCTCTTACCGCCGCGCTCGACAACGATCCCGCCACGAACTTCGACATCGCCGCGACCGTCGCCGCCATCACCGCCGGTGTCGGCCTGATCGCCGCCAAGGACGCCGAGAAAAAGTCCGAGTGAACTGGATCTACCAGATCCTGAAGGCCCTCCTGGACTGGCTCCGAGAAACACCGCCACCCGATGTTGCCCATGGAAAAGCACCGCCTGATCTCAAGGATCGCCTGCGCCGCCGCATTGACGGCCTCCCTGGGCTGCCGGACGACGGTGGTTCTGGTCCCAAGCGGTGACCCGGTGATGCTGGCCAAACCCACCAAGGCCAGCGTCTACAGCTTCGACAAAAACCAGAAGCTCGTCGGCCCTTCCACAGTCATCATCCCCGCCGGTTGGTACGCTCTCCCAAAGTAACACCTAGCCAAGCCTCACCATGTCAATGACCAACGCCGCCGAGGCGGATCTCCTCGACCTCATCTTCCTCAACGTCGATTTCGCGCACATCGGCAACGCCGGTGGTCTGCGAGGATCCACCTCCGCAGGATCGTTCTACATCAGCCTCCACACCGCAGACCCGGGCGAGTCAGGCAACCAGAACACCAACGAGGCCAGCTACACCGGCTACGCCCGCGTTGCCGTGGCCCGCTCCGGATCCGGGTTCACGCTCACCACTTCCACCATCAGCAACACCGCCCTCGTCCAGTTCGCTCAATGCACCGGCGGCAGCAACACCCTCACCCACTTCGGCATCGGCACCGATCTGGCAGGCTCCGGAAACCTCATCTTCAAGGGCGCTCTCACATCCTCGCTCTCAGTCTCCAACGGCATCCAGCCCCAGTTCGCCGCCGGTGCCCTCACAGTCACCGTCGATTGATCATGTGGAGTACTACTGCCCCCATTGCCTGCGGCAGTTGTGGCCGACAGAAGAGGATGCACCGCACACCTGCGAAGAGCATCCAGACGGAGTTCCACACGCCGACCTAGTCCCGCGAAACCCCCCTGAAGAAAACGAGGAATAATGGGTTTCAACGGCATACTACCACTGGCACAGGCAACTCAGGACGGACAATCCTGGCAGTCGTTCTTCTTCAAGACATCCCTTCCATCTGGCACAGCAGCTCGATGGTATGACGGTTCCGTGGGCGCTGGTATCCCCGTCTATCAAGCCTACGTCGGAGCACAATACGAGGCGACCCAGATCTCTGGGTCAGCCAATCGAGGCATCTACACCGGACCAGAACCAGACGGCGGACAGACCAAACACCTGTTCGCCATCTCGGCAGGAACATCCACATCGTCCGTTCCGCTGACCATCATTCTGGCCGACTACCTCCTGTTCTACCCACTCGTGGACATGGACACGCTGGATGCCCAGGACATGATCCAGTCGGCCACACTCCCCCGTTACACTGACGGAGAAGGAGTCCAAGCCTACTTCGTTGTCTCCGCTCCAATGACCGGCAACGGAACCGTCACGGTCAACTACACCAACAGCAAGGGTGTCTCCAACCGATCAACCACATTCGGAATCGTCTCACTGACAACGATCGGTGGCATCGTCAACGCATCCAACAGCTCTCTCGGCACCGGATCCATTTCGTCCTTCATCCCGTTGGCCAACGGTGACACCGGCATCCGCAGCATCGAGCAAGTGACCTGCAACACAGCCATGGGCGGTTTCTGCCACATCGTTCTGGTCAAACCGCTTGCCACTCATGTTGTTCGAGAGCAGAACACCGAGGCGGAAACCGTGTTCTTCACTCACAAGGCAAACTGCGTACAGATCCAGAACAACGCCTACCTCAACCTCATCATACTCAACAACGCAACCGGAACACCCGCTCCACTGAGAGGGTTCGTCCAATTCACCTGGAACTGACATGGGCTTCTCTTCAATGGACGATCTCGTCAACGAGATCACGACCAACGGCAAATTCATCCGCAACGACTGGAACAAGATCACCGGTGCAGCCGCCTACACCGCCGGTCGATGGTACGATTTCTCCGGTCTAAACGGTACACCGATCGCCAATGCGTGGGCAGGCACCGCTCTGGCCTGGAGATCGTGCGACGAAACCACCGGCAACGGCACCCAGATCTTCGGGCTTCCCAACGGCGGCAACGTCAGCACCGACACCAAGCACATCCTCAACGTCTCGGCTGTCACCGCCGTCGCCACAGGCGTTCCAGCCCAACTGATGCTGGTCGATCTCCAGGGCTATTGGCCGGGTATCTCCACCGCGTCTGCAACGCTTCAGACCCTTACCGGCACACCCACACTTCGTTACACCAACGGTGCTGGATGCCGCCTGTTCTGGGTCCAGACCACCGCCGCCGGTGCCACCGCCCACAACATCAGCCTGAGCTACTCCAACACCACTCCCACCTCGGGACGCTCGCTCCCGGTGACCGTGGCAATGACCGCCTCCGCCATCGTGGGCCACATATCCCACTCGGGCACCGCCGCGAACAACTACGGCCCGTTCCTCCCGCTCGCTTCCGGAGACACCGGAGTCTCCAACGTGGCCAGTGTCACGTTCTCCGCTTCCTCCGGTGCCGGTGCCGGTGCGCTCTGCCTCGCTCGCCCTCTCCTGACTCTGCCGATCACCACGGCATCAGTCGCTGCCGAGCGTGATCTGCTCAACCAGTTGCCAAGCCTCCCGCGAGTCGTCGATGGCGCTTGCCTCGTTTGGCTCTACTTCGCCGGTGCCGCCACCGCAGCCAGCACCAACTTCTACGGCGCAGTCGAGTTCGGTTGGGGATGATCCATGGCGCTCAAACAGAACACGACGATCCTCTGCCAGTTACCACTCAGACAAAGAGGTGGTGACCCTGGCACGTTGCGTTCCATGTTCGGGCGCACCGATCTCAGGAACCAAAGCGTCGGACAAGGGATCTCGTCAGAACTCGCAGGCATCCCCTACGGACATCTCGGCCCATCCGCTTGGGTTCTCCCGTACCAGAGCGGTGCCATGTCGGCGTTCACGTTCGTGGGCGCTCGATTCACGCTCGATCCGGTCAATGTCGCCGCAGGCCGCAACATCACCGGCGATTCACCCGTCACGTTCACCGTAGGGCCGTCGCTCCTACAACTCATCGTCTCGGCGGTCGGTGATTGCACGTTCACATTCACCGTAGGCCCTTCCGATCTTCCGGGCGCACTCAATGCCGTAGGAACCACGTCGGCCACGTTCACGGTCGGACCTACCACCCTCGGCGCTATCGTCGATCTCGACGGTGACACGATCGTCAGCTTCACCACATCGGGATCCACAACCGCCATCGGAGTTCTCGCTGGCGATGTCACCCCGTACACCGCGCTCTCACCCGAAACATTGGCCGCAGCCGTCATAGCGGCTTCGCAAACCACGCCCATAGTCGCCGACGCCAAGAATGTCGTTGGCAATTACAGGGACCAATGGAAGATCAGGTCAACTTACAGGAACAGACAACGAAACTGATATGGGCACCCCACTCACAGGCAGTACCGTAGCCAGCACCTACACTGGCCTACTCAAGACAGCCGACAACGCTTCGGTCACATCAACACTCAAGTCCATCTCCGATGGCGGTGGCAACGATTCCGCGCTTCAGATCTCCACCACCGCCGTCAATGTGGACGGCAATTTCACCGTCGCAACCAACAAGGTCACGGTCGATTCAGCCACAGGTAACACCGCTGTCGCGGGCACACTCACTGTCACCGGTGCCACCTCTCTCAGCTCCCTATCGACCAGCGGAAACGCCACCGTCGGAGGCAACCTCGGAATCACCGGCACCGTCACATTCTCTGGTGGCATCACCGTTCCTGGCACCCTCTCCGTCACAGGCGCTTCCACGCTCACCGGTGCGGTCGGAATGGGCAGCACCCTCAACGTCAGCGGTCTCTCCACGTTGGCCAGCGCAAGCATCACCGGAGCCGCCACCGTGGGCACCACGCTCGGTGTCACCGGACTCTCCACCCTCGGAAGCCTCACGGTCACCGGCGCTTCCACTCTCGACAGCTTGGGTGTCACCAATGCCGCCACCGTCGGAGGAACACTCGGAGTCACAGGCAACACCACGCTCAGCGGAGACCTGGCAGTCAACGGGAACACCACCATCGGAAACACCTCGGGCGATTCGCTCACGGTCACCGCTGGCACGGTCGCCATCAACAACCTGCCGTCCAAGACCACGCCGGTCGATGCGGACACCGTTCTGCTCAGGGATTCAGCTGCATCCAACGCTCTCAAGACTGCCGCCGTTTCAACGCTCAGCGTCGTCAAGTTCACCTACTCCGAGGACATCGTCAAAACGTCCACGGCTGGACAGGTAAGCGCCATCACAAGTGGAACAGGAACTGCAATCCAACAGAGCGGAAACACTAACGATTGGACCTACACTTGGACCCCGAAAACTGTCGGGAACAAGGCTCTCATCAGGATCTCGATACCTGCTCAGTTGACAAATGATGGATACCTCTACGCAGGCATCGTGAAAAGCCCGTATGCAGCAGCAGATGTCCTTGGAGTTGGAAGCTGTTACGGAGGAAATGCTTCCCCGGTTAATGTCGGCGCAGAAGCCGTCTTCACATCAACGGCATCAAGCCACACGTTCAAGATCTGGATCACCGTTGGCTCCTCACAAAACGTCACCATTGCAGCCAACCCGAATCCTTCATACTTCGGTCAAACGGGAACGACGTTCCAGGCCAAGGTCCACTTTGAACTGATCGAGTACACATGAAACCCTCTGAAGTAGCCCAAGCGGCTTGCGACAAGCTCTCCTTCACCGACGCAGCCACGCTCGCGTTGGCCAAGAAGTTCTGCATCCGTCGCTACTCGATGATCTGGGACTCGTGCCTCTGGAACGATACCCTCGGAGTCGTCTCCACAGCCGTCACCAACGGCCAAGAACTCGTCACCATCTCGGACTACGTCACCGCCACGTACACCTCCGGGACCGGTTACAACATGTTCCTCGACTTCCCGGTCGCCTCGCGCTTCACGGTCACCGGCGAAACCGATGGCATCGAGGTTCCATCCTCAGAATGGGTCTCGTTCTTCCAGCTCGATCCCAACACTTGGAACAACGTGGACAGCCGCAAGTCCACCCCGGGCAACTTCGTCAACTGGGCTCGCGTTCTCGGTGTCTCCTACGGCGAGGCCGGTGTCCCGCGCATCAAGCTCGTGCCCACGCCCAACACCGATGGCACCCTGTTCATCCTCGGAAAGAAACAGTCGCAGATGCGGCAGTTCGGTGAGGCGACAACCATTTCCAACGACACCAACTTCGAGCTTCGCGGTGTCGAGAACGCACTCATGGCCTACACCGAAGGCGATCTCCTCGAATACTCCCGACAGTACGGCAAGGCACAGGCCAAGTTCCAAGAGGGCGCTGCTCAGGTCTCCATTATGAAGGACATGGAGCGAGGACAGCAGCAGCAGATCAGCCGCATCATCCCGGATAGCCTCTACGACTACACGTTCCAGGACATCCTCTAATGCCATTCCAATCCACAGACGCGCTCGATGACCAGATGCTTCTGGATGGAAGCAATGGCTTCTCCACCGGTGTCATCTCCGCCACTCGTCCAGATGCCATTCCTGCCACGAGCATGGAGTCGGCCATCAACATGGACTACGACGACTTCGGCAACCTCGTCACGCGTCTCGGGACCATCTCGCTCTCCGGAAACGCTCTCTCATCCAACTGGGAGGATGTCATCACCGCTTGGGAATCAACGACATCCTACTTCGGATCCAACCTACCGACCAACGCAGAGGTCATCTCCGGATTCTACTTCGACACGGCCACATCCGAACGTCTGGTCATCGCAGTCAACGACCGGAACACATCCGTCCAGAGCCTGTACTACGGTTCCCCGGGCATCTCGTACAACCAGATCGCAGGCTCAACGATCAGTTCGCTGGCGACCTACGTCTACTTCGCGCAGCTCAACAACAAGCTGTTCTACTCGGACGGCATCGGATCACTGAAGTACATCACCAGCGCCAACGCCAACTCGGCTGTCACCGCCGGCAAGATCAGCCGCATCGATGTCATCAATCAGGGATCGAACCTATTCAACATCCCTACTGTCACCATCTCCGCTCCTCCAAGCGGAACGACCGCCACCGCCGAAGCCATCGTGGCCAATGACGGAAACCTGGTTGCCATCAACATCACCAACCCTGGCAGCGGTTACATCACGGCTCCAACGGTCAACATCAGCGGTGGCGGCGGCGCTCACGCGGTCGCATACGTTTCTCTCACTCCCCCGGGCAAACCGCTCTACCTCACCACCCACACCAACCGAATCTGGTGCGCGTCAGCCGATACCTCCAACCCCCCGGACACACTCTTCTTCTCGGACATCCTCGACGGTGAAACGTGGGATCCGCTCGGATCAATCCGCGTTGGCGGCGACGGCGACCCTATCCGTGGCCTCTACTCGTGGTTCGGGTACAAGCTGCTCGTCTTCAAGGAACGCTCCATCTGGAGCGTGGACGCCGATCCTACGCAGGATCCCGCCGACTGGATCATCTCCATCATCAGCGGGAACATCGGCTGCTCCTCGCACCGGTCCATCGCAGCCGTAGGTGCCGACGTCTTCTTCCTGTCCCGCGACGGCATCCGCTCGATGGCTCAGATCCAGGCGGGCACCCAGACCAGCGTCGGCCTCGCGCTCTCCAGCCCGATCAACGACCTCATCAGTCGCATCGACAAGACCAAGCTGGAACTGTGCGACGGTGTCTTCTGGAACAACCGCTATCTGCTCGCGGTCCCGTTCATCACAAGCGGGCCATTCTCCGTTGGCCTTGAGAACGAGTCCGCGCTGTTGCTGGAATCTGGATCGGACCTCGAAATGGAAGGCGCTTTCATCCGCAACAACGCGGTCATCGTCTATCATTCACTGGCCCGCTCGTGGCTCGGCTATTGGGACAACTGGCAGGTCAACGACTTCATCCCGACCGCATTCTCCGAGTTCGGCCCTGTCCTCATGTTCGCCGGCGAAATCATCTCGCTGAGCGATGGCGCTGGCCAAGTCTGGTCCTTCAACGACTACCTGCCCAACACCCGCCTCAGCCCCATATCCAGCTCGGCCTACCTCGACGGCGGCAGCACCTACGAATCATCGGTCATCACCAAGGCGTACAACCTCGGTGAACCCATACCCGACAAGATTGGTTACAGCATCCAGATCGCGCTCGATAACCCGTACACTTCGAGCATCGGTGCCGCGCTCTCGTTCTCCACCAACATGAGCGGCTCGTTCACGAGCATCGATCCAGCCATCAGCATTCCTAATACCCAGAAGTACTTGGCTGCATACAACCTCATCAGCCGTGGACGCTGGAACACCATCCAGTTCAAGATCAACACCACCAACGGAAGCCGACTGAGCCTTCAGTCCACGATCCTGTCCGGGTTCGTTGATTCCGTGCGGCCACAGCAATGACGCCGCACCCCACCATCATCGCCGCTGCCAAGCTGCTGAAGGAGAAGTGGCCTACTTGTTCCACGTGGAACAATGACCAGATCCTCAACTGGATCGGAATCTTCAACGCCAAGAAGCAAATCGGGATCGTGCAGGATGAGAATGGCGAATGCTGTGGAGTAGGAGCCGTTCGGTTCCTGCATTCTGCGGAACAGGCGGAAGACATCTACGCCAATTACCCCGACGGCCACATCGCATGGATCGAGATGGTGGCGACAACCAAGCCGTTGGCTGTGCAAACCCTGTGGTTGGCCATGAAGAACATGTGCCCGCCGCAGGTCACCAAGCTGGGAGGGGTGCGGAAAGGCGTTTCCCGTTTGTACGATTTTCAGCGGTATCACACACTTCTGATGAACAGGATTTGATATGGGTGGAACATACAGGGCACCAGACATGGCGGCGGCGAACCGGGAAGCCGTGTACGCCCAAATGGAAACCTTCCCGATCATTCGGGAACTGGAACTTGCTGGCCGCATGGGCCAGAAAGGCAGCTACATCGTCCTCGATAAGGAGGGTAATCCTAGGCTCGATGCGTCCGGCCAGCCCATCACGAGAGCTTACGATTTTACCGGAAGCGGCGACGTTGATCTCAGTCGCCAAACCGCCCTTGAACTCGCTCGGATAGCTCCCGAGCTGGCCAAACTTCAGCTTCAGGCATCCACACAAGATGTGGGTGGCGGCAGAAATCTAGGCCAAGCATTTGCCCGTCAGCGCCGCGCTGAACTCGAAGCCCTAGATCCCACTCGCTTCGGGCTCTACGAAAAATTCTTGGAGGACATGAGGCAGGGAGCTGCTCAGGAGGCACAAGCCGTTCCTGAAGCCCCCACCTACGAGCGTGTCGGAATGCCTGCCGCGCCGCAGGATGTCGGTTCTGCGGCCCAGATGCGTAGGGATCTCGAACGCCAGATCGCATCCGGTCTGGCCCAGGCAGGGACGCTCGATCCCGCCATGATGCGAGCCGCAGAACAGGCCGCTCGCGCTCGTGGAACCGCCACCGGCAACATCCTCGGCAACCTCTCCGCATTCCGCGAGGCCCGCGCCGTCAACGAGGCGATCTCCAACGCGGATGTTCAACGCCGTCAGCAAGCTCTTGGCCTACTCCAGAGCGGTCAGACCACGAGCGATGTCGCCAATCGACAGGCTCAGGAGGCGTTCCAGAACATCCTCGCGGCCACCGGCCAGAGAAACACGGCGGCGCAGCAGACTTTCGCAGGCCAGATGGCTCAGCAGCAGCAGCGGCAGAATGTGGGCCAGCAGAACATCGCCAACATCCAGTCCGCCCTGGGACTCCAGCCGATCGTTTCGCAAGCCGCTCAGCTCGGCGGTCTCCAGCAGGGTGCTTCTCCGTTCGCACCTCCTCAGCTCTTGCAAGGCCCTCAGATGGCGTCGCCGGGGCAGCTCATGCAGATGGGATCCAACTTCGCTCTTACGAACGCCCAGAACCAGTTCCAAGCATCGCAGGCAGGGTCTCCGCTGGCCATGATCAGCGGTATCACCGGAGGCATCGCAAACCTAGGAAGGTCATATTCTGGATTCGGACTTGGAGGCTGATCTATGGCTGAAATCGGAACGCCACTCGACACGCTGACCGAGCAGACCTACTGGGTCAAAGGACGAAATCCTGATACCACGTTTGAGTTCATCGGAGAAGATTCGACGGAACCCATCTCTCCGTTCGAGCGGTATCTGCTCGCGTTGGAAGACCTTCAGCCCCCGGTGTCGCTGAACTATGCACCAACGCAGACGGTTTCATACACTCAACCAGACCTGCGAAGGGCATTTCCACCTGTCACGCCTTCCGGATACGCCGAGCCTCCGGTAGATCCGATGAGCTATTACGAACGCCCCACAACCATGGCCACCGGAGGCGGAGGTGGTTTCGACAACTTGGGCGGTGGATTCAACAGGACTCAACCTGCAACAGGAGGCGGTGTTGCAACATCAACACCCACCAAGACGACCACAACCTCTCCATCCACAGGGCAGGTGTCATACAAGCCTGGAGAATATGATCCCTCCACGGGAATCGGTGTCGTCTATTTGCCTGGTCCCGATGAACAGGTCACAAGTCAGCAAACAGCGAAGCAGACTACCTCTCCGTGGGGAACAGCCGTTGTTCCGGGTGGAGGAGGTGGAGCAGGAACAGGAGGTGGAGGAAGAAGGGTTGTCACCAATCCAGATTCGCCATATTTCGGAATGGAATATGGAACTCCTGTGCCTAACATGCCTGGAGTTAAAATTGGGGACTATTTCGTAGATAATGACGGCAGGGTTTATGATTGGGAAACGGGATTTGGCCCTGCAACCAAACTCCCAGACACCCCTCTTGTTGGCCCACGTTTCGAGACCGATCCAGTCAACGTAACGATCCCGGTCGATACAAAGCCACCTGTCGTCACGACTCCGCCTACCAAGACGGAGACCACTACACCACCTACCGAGAAAAAGACTGAATACGTCGTAGTCAGACAGCCTACCACTCGAACGAGAGGAGAGCCGGAAACATTCACTCCTTTTCAGTTCGTCGAACCCACGTTCACGCGGCCTCCGCTGACCGGACCGTCGATCACCAACAGACCGATCACGGTAACTCCGTTCCCCGAACTCACCACCATTCCCACCGATACCCGCCGGGCTCCGGAGGCCCTTCTCAGGAGCTTCCGCGACATCAACTACGATCCCGAGGAGATCCTCGCAGCCGCGATGCGGAGCATGGGCGGGCGCATGGCCCGTCGGTCCATCCTCAACGAACTCAGCTAACGATCTATGGCTACACCGCAAAACTACTCGGTTGATCTCGAAGCCGCCGCTTCACGGCGGATCAATCCGTTCCTCAAGGGCCTGACCATGCTGACCGGTGGTTTGGCTGGCGAGTTCACCGGAACCAACGAGCAGATCCGCGAGCGGAACAGGGCTCGCCAAGCGCTGCTTAAGGAGGAGATGGACAAGCGGGATGAGCAGCGGGCGATGGAGCGTCAGTTGATGATCAACGCGCTTCAGTCAGGAGTGGGCCAACTGCAAGGTGCCACGCTTGAGGAGAAGATGGCTGACTTCAGAAACAAGCAGCTTCAACAGAGTATCATCGCATCTGAGGCTACAAGATTTGGGCTTGGCCAGACTACTGGTCCTTCACAGTTTGAAGCGGATCCATTGTATCGAGCCACTGCTGCAAAAGCTCAAGCCGAGATGGCTAAACGCGGCGCTGAACTCACTCAGACCCGTGATATCAATGCCGAGGAAAACCGTCAGTTCCTCGAGGGCCGAGGCGTGACAATACCCGCTGGAGCCACGGCTGGCCAACTTGAAGCTCTTCGCCGCACTGAAGATATCAAGATGCAGTCGGCTATTCCGTTTGAGCAACGTGGAGAAGTCGCCAAAGCCGGTTTGAGAAGGTTGCAATCTCTTGGTGCCTACCCGTCTCCGATGGACGTTTCCAAGATGACGGCTGCTCAGGCTATTGCCGAGGAAGAGCCTGCTTCCAAGCAGTACGCTGAAAGCAAGCGTACATTTGCGTTTCGTGAACGAGAGCAGGCTGAACAAAACGCTGTTCGCGGATTCATGCAGGAAGCTGCCAAAGAAGCTCCCGATCAGACCAAGTTGCAGGAGATGTTCTACGCTCTTCCGGTCGATGCCCAGAAGGATGCTCGCAATCGCCAGATTGCCGGTGTCACGAGTGTCGCCACTCCCAAGGAGCGTGAACAGCTCACCAAGTATTCAGGATTGCTTTCCAAGGCTCAGACCCTCGTTGGAAACATCTCCGAGTTGGCCAAGAGCGAGGATCTGTCCAAGGTTTCGCAGGATAACTTCAATGGGTTCACTAGCTGGCTTCGCGGAGTTACCAACAAGTACGGCACAGAGGATCCAAAGGTCGCTTTGCTCAACGATATTGTTCAGCAGTTCGAGCAAGTCGTTGCTGGTACTCGGAAAGACCTGTTTGGCGCTTCGCTAACTGGAAACGAGTTGGTTTCAGCACGTTCTCAGTTTGGTGATCCCAATTCCGCGAACTTCCTGCGTCGAATGATTACGTTCTTGGATGGGGTGCTCACCAGAGATGTTGTACAGGAAGACTTCAAGGACTTCGGAATCCAAGTCCCTCAAGCTCTTGAGAAACGCGCCCAAGAGGCTCGTGACGCTTGGATGAAGGCTCGGGAAGGATTCAACTTCGGAGGAAAGAAACAGGGTCTCAGTGCTGATAAGGAAGCTCGTCTTCGAGAACTCCGCGCCAAGAAGAACGCTCAATAAAATCATCCTATGGCTCAACTTACCGCCGCAGAAGAAGCTGAACTCGCAGCACTTGAGGCCGAACTTGTCGGGCGCGATACCGTTGATGAGTCGCAAGCCAGACAGGAACGTCTTCGGATGATGGCCGAAGCTCGCGGAGGCGGCGTGTCTGCTGGTCCAATCAGCCCGCAGGCCACTGCTACTGGTCTTCGGTACGGGCTTCCTCTCGCAGCCGGTTTTGCCACCGGAGGTGCTAGCATTCCTGTGATGATGGGAGTTGGAGCAGGAGCTGCGGGTGCCGGCGAAGCAGGAGCCCAGACCGTCGAGAAACTCGCTGAAGGACAGGAATATCGTCCTGGTCAGATTGTCGGAGCGGCAGTTCGCGGTGCCGCGCCGATGTTCAAAGAAGGACCAGGCAAAACAATTCTCACATCCGGATTGACTGGCCTGCTTGGAGGTGTCGCAGAAGGAAGAGTCAAAAGCGTTGGATCCGGTGCCAGAGAAGCTGGCGTGTCAGCACTTGGACCCGCATTCGTTGAAGCTGTAGGAGGCTTTGGAAGAAACCTTGGAAGGTTCTTCTCAAGAGGCGTTTCAAGGGCTGAAGACATCGAGCGAATCGGACCCGGAGTGGAGGCCACTGTAGGCCAAGCATTCCCCGAGCTGGCTGGTCTCGAATCCCGTGTTGCTGCTCAGACCGGAAGCCAAGCACTCAAGGAGCGACTCAATCAGCAGGCCGAGGCAATCACTCGTGCAGTGGTTGGGGTCTCCGGGATGCCCGCTGAGACGTATCCAGACATCGTTCGCCGCGTTGCTTCGACCATGAGCAACATGGATCCGGCATCCATCGAGAGATTGGCCAATGAGGCGGATGCGGTGAACACCGCTCGCAACGCGGTCGAGAAAGCTCGCACCGGAGCCCAGAAGAGCCTGCTTCAGGAATCGCTCTCAGAGGCTGAGAACGAGTTCCGCAAGCGCATCGATCTCGAAACCATGGCCGGTGGGATCAAAGCGGGCGGAGTGCAGCCGTTCCAGTCGGCTGCGATGGGCCGAGAGGTCGAAACCGTGTTCGATGATGCTCGCAAGGCGTTCTCAACCAAGGCAAACGAACTCTACACTCCGGTCAAACAGTTCGAGAACGATCCGGTGTTCACTCTGTACACCAAGCCTTCGGCTAACGTGAACTCTGTTCAGGATGAGGTGCTGGATGTCCTTGCGAAATACCCACAGCTCTCAAGTGGAGCACAAGGTGCTCAGTTCACTCCATATTTCTCTCGTTTGCAGTCGATCCTTGAGAACCGTAATCCCGCATCTCTGAACGAACTGCGGGCGATTCGGGAGAACCTCTACGCTGCTGCGGATTCAGCAGGACAATCGTTCGGCACTCGCGCTCAACGAGACATCCGCAACATCGCCAATCGGATCACCGAGACGATCGACTCTCAGGCTCCTTCAGCGTTCGGGCAGGCCAATGCAGACGCGTTGAGAACTGCCAACGACTTCTACTCCAAGTTCCGTTCTCGATTCGACGAGTTCGGAGTCGCTCAAGCATTCAAACCTGAGCGTATGGAGACCGCTCAAATGGCTGAATCAGTTCGTGGCCGCGTCGCCAAGCAGGGTGTCGAGACTCCGGCGTTCCAGAACGCCATCACGCTCCTTGATGACCTCAAAGCGGCTGGCACTCAGGGTGTCCCAGACTCCAAGAAGCTGGCCGACATCACGCGATCTGGAATTGTCGATCGCTCGCTCAATGCCGAGACCAGAGAACTGAACCTTCGCCAGCTCGCAAGCGATCTGAACAACATCGAGCAGCAGAGTCCTGGCGGGTTGGCCAAGCTCGGGTTCGGAACCACTCAGGAACTCAAGCGATTCGTGCGGTTTGTCACCGGACTTGAGAACGCCGAGAAGGTTGGCCCTGAAAAGATCGTTCAGCTTCTCAACACCGAGACCCCTGCTGGCTTTGCAGTCGCCTCCAGGGCCGTTCAGACGCTTCCGGACGTTGCCACCGTTGATTCGGTCATCTCTGCTCTCCAGAAACGCGCCACGAGCGGTTCTAAGATGGCCAAAGAGACGCTTGATTCTGTCCGTGCCCGCGAAATCGAGGACCTCCTGCTCGAAGTGCGCGGTGGACGACGCGGAGCCGCCACTGGAGCCGTCGGCATTCTCGCAGACCCGACTGAACGAGCCCGTATCGAGCGAATCCTTGGTCCCAAGCTGCTTTCGGACATCGAAAAGACGTTCATTCCGGGCTTTCGCGTGATGGAAGAGGCCCGCGAGGCAGCAGGCCAAGCAGGATCAACCGTTCGTGGTGCTGCATTTGAACGTGCAACGCGAAAAGCAGCCGAATTGCCGGTCCAAATTGCGGCAGGAAAGGGCGCTAGCGGTGTCCTGTCCATGCTCAGTTCAATGGCCGATCTCGGAACCTACGCACTCGTCTCCAAGGCGATCGCCAAGGGAGCGGGTGTCAGCGGCATGCGATCCAGACGCGATTTCTTCAATGAAATGGCCAAAATTGCAGAGCTTCCACAGCCCTCGCAGTTAGCCGCTCTCCGCCGGTACGCAGGCGAAGACGAGATCGAGAAATAATTTCTCAAGAAAAAGTTTGCAACGGTAGGCAACACGGTCCATTCTTTGGTCCGTGAGCGTAAAACTACTCTCGATCAAAGAGATCGCACAGGCACTCGGGACTCATCCCGAGACGGTGCGTCGATGGATCAGGGATGGTCGGCTTCCAGCAATGAGAGCAACGAAGCGCACGATCCGTGTCCGCTCCGACGTAGTCGAACAACTCCTCAGAAACAACGGCAAATGAACAACGCAATCGCAACGACAACCGCTGATCCATCCGCAGAGATGTACAGCAAAATCGCAGACCCAATCACCGCCATCGAGAAGATGGGCGAGTGGATAGCATCATCCGGCATGCTCGGATGCACCAAGGTCGAACAGGGCAAACTCATCGCGTGGCAGTGCGCCGCCGAGAAGAAGACCCCGTTCGATTTCAAGCGCGAGTACCACATCATCGGTGGCTCCCTCTCCATGCGCTCCGACGCCATGCTGGCCGGCTACCGCGCTCGCGGTGGCAAGGTGCTGTGGAAGCAGTTCGACACCAAGGCGGCAGTCGCTGTCTGGAAGTACGACGGCAACGAGTGCGAGATCGGTTTTACCACCGAGGACGCCAAGCTCGCTGGCTTGCTCCCCGCCAAGCCGGGTTCCGGGTGGGCCAAGGATCCGGGTGCCATGCTCCGCGCCCGCTGCATCAGCAAAGCGATCCGCATGCTGGCCCCAGAGGTCGTCGCCGGTATCTACACCCCCGAAGAGACCGAGGACTTCCAGCCCACCGCATCCGAGGTCGCTGTCACTCCCACCAAGGCGTTCGATCTCGTGGCCAAGCTCGAAGAACTGTTCGAGTCCCGCGAGGAAGATGTGAACGCGCTGCTGCTGAAAGCCGGTCGCATCAAGGAAGGCCAGACCTTCCGCGATCTGGATGACGCATTCGCCAGCAAGTACATCAGCAAGCCCGATCTGATCCTGAGCAAGCTGCCCGTCATCGTGACCCCCGAGACCATCGTGACCACGGAGGTGACCCCGTGAGCGATACACCAATCAACGACGGCGGACCAGCGTTTCCTAGTGAGGAACAAATACGCTGTAACGGTGAAGTCTGTGATACCCGCAAGTTCACTGGCATGACCCTCCGAGACTACTTCGCGGCTGCGGCATTGCAGGCACTCATTTCCTCAAGATCCTGTACGTCTTTTGACGAAGCCGCTTTTTCCGCATACGAAGCAGCCAATGAAATGATCGCATTTAGAAAGCAAGACGAATGAGCACCGAGGTAATCCACAACATGCCGTCGGCCATCTACCACGGCACCAAGGCCCTCTCCAAGTCCGGCCTCGATCAGTTCAGGCGGTCCCCCGCCCACTTCCGCGCATGGCAGGACGGCAGGACCAAGGACGAGTCGTCGCCCGCCCTTGAGTTCGGCACCGCCGTTCACATGGCCATCCTCGAACCCGACCTGTTCGCGGCCACCTACACCGCGTTCTCCGGCGATCGCCGCACCAAGGAAGGCAAAGCCGCCTACGAGGCTGTCCTGTCGTCCGGTCGCACCCCGCTTAACCAAGAGCAATGGGACAACATCACCGGAGCCGCCGCAGCGGTTCACGCTCACCCCGCCGCCGCCGCATTCCTCCACAACATCCAGACCGAAGTCTCTTTCTTCGACATTTGGGACGGGGTGAAGGTCAAAGCCCGAATCGACGGTCTCGGAGGGGACTACATCGTCGATATCAAAACCACCCAGGACGCATCGCCAGTGGCCTTCGGGAAGTCATGCGCCCAGTTCCGCTATCATGTTCAAGCCGCGTGGTACCAGCGCATCACAGGCATCAACCGCTTCGTCTTCATCGCCGTCGAAAAGGAAGCGCCCTACGGTGTGGCCTGCTACGAACTCGATCAGCCGGCCATCGACCTCGGTCACAGCATCATCGAGGAGCAGCTACGAACCTACGTCGAGTGCGAGCAACTCAACTCGTGGCCCTGCTACTCGTCAGCCATTCAATCCCTCTCGCTGCCCGCGTGGGCGGCTCGTCAGTCCGACCAACAATAACAACACCAACAACACCACATGAAATTCAAAGTCGATCGCAGCCAAGCAGAAGTGAAGCCATTCCCCGGACCCGGGGAGTACACCGTCGTCATCCACTCCACGAAGGACGAGGGGCTCGACAAGAACGGCAACCCCGTCGTCGTCCTCCGATACAAGGGCGCTGGTGGAGAGGTCATCAGCGACCGCTTCACCCTCAAGGACACAATGATGTGGCGGCTTCAGGCCCTCATCAGCGCCACCGAGGCCGACATCAAGGACGGAGACGAGTTCGATTTTAGCATCGGAGGAGCCTTCCAACGGTTCCTCCAAGGCTTCGTCGGGCTCGCCATGGGCATCGTCATCGAAGAGGAGAAGTACACCGACAAGAACGGCGCGGAACAGACCGCCCTCCGGGTTCGTCGGATGAAGAAGCTACCCTCCGACAACGACATCTAACCCACATCAAACAAAGCCCCCCGGAGTGTGCAAGCTCCGGGGGGTGTCAACGAGTAGTCCTTAAACCAACAAAGCGCAACGACACGCTATGCACACCAAAGATTCATCCGAAAACACGCGAGCGCAAGCGTTTCTGTTGCGCCCTTACCAGCAGCGGGCAGTCGAGTGGGCCATACACAGTGCTGGTGGCGGACTCATCATCGCACCTGCTGGCAGCGGCAAGACACTCATCGCTTCATCCATCATCAAGTACGCCGCCGACAAGGTTCCCGGAGTCAGCTTTGGATGGCTCGCCCCAACCCGCGAGACCTGCCAGCAGGCCGTCGCATCACTCAAGGCCGTGGGCGTGGATCCGACCCGCGTCGAAGTCCGGTGCCCGCACGAGAGCGTCGATTTCTCCAAGAAGGCTGTCCTGATTGTGGATGAAGCCAAGCATGCGCCAGCAACCACGTGGCGAAAGATCATCGAGTCATGCCCAGGATCTGTCTTCGGATTCGACGCAACGCCTTGGTGCGATGATCCCGAGCGAAACGAGATCCTACGCAAGCTGTTCGGCGATACTCAGTTCGAGATCAGGCGCGAGGAACTCCAAGGAGTGCTGGCCCACGCGACCGTTCATCTGTCCAGCGCCTCTGACCGATTCTTGGAGGATCGGATCAACGATCGCATCGAGAAGCTCTTCAATGAGCGCAAACGCTACATGCGGATCCGCCACGAAGAACTTCGTGCGATGTGCGCTTGGGAATCGATCACCGAGATTGGCATCTGCGAGAACAAGACTAGGAACGCGATGGCGATCATGTTCGCCAACTGCTCACACGGTCCCACGCTGGTCCTCGTTCCAAGGGTGACGCTCGGCGAGGAGTACGCCCGCATGATAGAGGGATCCGTACTCGTCCATTCCAAGATGAAGAAGTCGCTTCGTAAGCAGGCCATGGATGACTTCCGGGCTGGAAGGATCACGAAGATGATCGCCACCTCTCTGGCCGACGAGGGCCTGGATCTTCCCAACGTCCACACGCTGGTCATGGTGTCCGGTGGTAGAAGCGCACAGAAGACCATCCAGCGGGCAAGCCGTGCGCTGCGCCGTGCGCCGGGGAAGGATCACGCAATGATCTACGATTTCACGGACAAGTTCCATCCCATGGCGATCGCTCACTCGAAGAAGCGGATCAAGTGCTACAAGGAACTCGGATGCGCGATAACATGAACACCGCCCTGACCATCGTCTCCATGGCCGTGCTGATGCCACTCTGCGTGATCGCAGGCATCTACGTTGGCCACACTCTCACCATCAAGTCCCAGAAAACCACAACCAATGAGCAATCGAATCGTAATCGCATGTGACCCAGGCGTGAACGGTGGGTTCGCGGTCCAGACCAAGGACGGCATCCTCCTGTTCCCAATGCCCGAGTCGCTTCCAGACATGGCGCAACTCCTCACCGGCTTCAAGCTGGCAGACTCCCACCTGTGGATCGAGAAGGTGCCCAAGTTCGTCAGCAAGCTGACCCCGGCATCCGCAGTCGCCACGCTCCACGAGAACTACGGCATCATCCAAGGACTGGCCTACGCCACCGGCTACGCGCTCCACCGAGTCGAGCCCAAGGTCTGGCAGGAACCCCTCGGCCTCGGCGGGCGCAAGGCATGCGCGACTGGTCCTGAGTGGAAGCGCAAGCTCAAGTCCAAGGCCCAGGAACTGTACCCGCACCTCGATGTGACGCTCGGGAACGCGGACGCCCTTCTCATCCTCCACTACGCGAACGGGGGTGGACGATGAATCAACAAGGAGATCCCTACGCGCTGAGCAAGAAGGCCGCCGGAGAAGCGTATCGGGCAGCCAAGAAGGTGAAGCTGCCGGGTGCCACCGCATGGAGGAGAGCAAAGAAGAAAGGAATGAAGTGACCAAAACAAAGTCCAAGAAACGATCACTAAAGCCTAATTCAACCAGCGATCTAGTAGGCGCTATGCGTGTTATCACTGAGCATATTGCGGTAAAGCCACTGTCAAATGACGACAAACTGGTTGTCTGTTTTTTACTGAATGAGGTCGCAGATCGGATGTCGGCACTGGTTGATTTAACTGTTCGCCAAAACAAGCGAATCCAAGAACTGGAGGCATCCAAATGAAACGCCCCACCATTGGCGAAAGCCTCACCATCCTCGGCTGGGCGGTGCTGGCCCTCGGTCAGTTCGCGCTCTACCGCCAAAACATGAACCCCGACCCGCGCATCCTGGTTCAGACCACGGGCGACGGGTGGTCCGTGCTGAACGACGGCACACGGTCCAATATATGGATCGTGTACACAAAGAAACTGCAGACCCCCACAAACGGGTACGTCTATGCGACCTGGGACAAGGAGGCCAAGCCGTGACTATCGAAGAAACAAAAGAAGCCATCCGCGTGATGCAGGCATTCGTGGATGGGAAGGAAATAGAAATGTATTCGCCAACATATCTTATGTGGAAAGCAGCACCAGGTCCATCTTGGGACTTTAGCAACTTCGACTACCGCATCAAACCTGTCGCCAAGATCCGCCCGTGGACTGCGGATGAAGTGCCGCTTGGTGCGTGGATCAAATCAAAGCATGATCATTGGAAAAGCCTTATCCTTGAAGTCGATAAATTAGGAAAGATTTGCGTTTATGGCGGTACTATTTTTCGTGAAGCCGCATTGGAAAATCACGAACACAGCACCGACGGCGGCAAAACGTGGCACCCGTGCGGTGTGATGGAGGAGGCCAAGCCGTGAGCAATACACCGAGGAAGGATCATCTGGTCAAACACGCTCCGATTGGCCTCCGCCCAATTCCGGCATTCGATCAAGCGGTCGAGTTGGTCGATGCACTCGAACGCGAACTCAACGCGGCCAACGAGCGCATCGAAGCCCTCAACCGTGGCAACGCCGCTGCTGAGAAGATCCTTTGCGAGGCTGCTGGCGTCGAATCCGGGCGCGACGTCCTCGAATGGATCGTCGCTGCCAAGGACCGCATCAAGCGGCTGGAGCACGGCATCGCCAAGCAAAACCTCGAGATCGAGCAGACCTGCGGTCGTGTGCTCGACTACCCGTGGTTCAAGGACGATGAGAAGAACTTCCCCGGCGCGACCGAGAAGGACGGTGTGTGCGTTGGGGAGCACGTCGCCGAGACCATCGCGGCCGAGCTGGCGCGGAAGTACACGGAGGCTAAGGACCGCATCAAGCGGCTGGAGGAGGCTCTTGAGGCCACTGCCAAGGTCATTGGACCTCCCGGCAAATCAACATGGGTTACAGACGACGAACTCAATAATGCGTGGGAACTGTATCTAAAAGCGAAGGAGGCCAAGCCGTGAGAACCGTACCAGACAAATGCCCATTCTGCGAGTCTCCGATCATGGTTCATGGCGGAAACCTGCTGAGGTCGGACAACTGCGGATTCGCTACCTACGAATGCCGTACCGTTTACGATGTCGAACTGGCTGACAATCAATGGAAGCGGGCAGAGCAATCTATGGCATGTAAGACTCGTGAAAATCAACTGCTTACGAAGCAGCGTGATGAAGCGCGAGAGCGCATCAAGCGGCTGGAGGAGGAGCTGGAGCGGACCAAGCAGGATCGGAACGCGATTGCTAAGAACACCCGCGAGCCGCTGCTGTTGCAGCTCGATCATGCCGCCGAGCGCATCAAGCGGCTGGAGGAGGCGGGGGATGAGCTTGCTGGAAAGCATCTATTCGCTGTTCACACATACGACAACGCTAAGAAACATGTCGCTGAGTGGTACAAATCCAAGGAGGGGAATCCGTGAACCAAGAAGAACAACGAGTAGCTATCGCAGAAGCGTGTGGATGGAAGGATGCTGACCATCCCGATGTAATGAAGTTAAAGCACGGATGGACCATGCCAGAGAAATGGTGCATGGATCCAAAGGGAGTTTTGCGGTTCAACCATGATAGGCCTAACTATCTCAACGACCTCAACGCGATGCATGATGCGGAGAACTCACTAACGACATCGCAGATGACCATAATGAGCCAATATCTACACAGGCGACTTGGTATGCTGTGGGGATTCGCAACCGCATCCCAACGCGCAGAGGCATTCCTGCGAACCATTGGAAAATGGAAGGAGGCCAAGCCGTGAGCGCATTCTCAACCCTCGGCATCATCCTGCTCCTCACATTCGCCGCACTGGCATTCGGGCTTCTGATCGCTCTGGTCGTGCTCATCCAAGAGCTTGGCCCACTGGTGAGATGGTTGGGAAAACTGAAAAGGAAGGAGGCCAAGCCGTGAACCATCTTGTTAACGCCAACAAAAAGGTCAGCAAAACCCCGCGCACAGACCGGCAGCCGTTTGTCACCGTGGCATTCACCGAGTTCGTGAAGGCTGGATTCGCCCGACAACTGGAACGCCAGCTTGCCGCTGCCAACAAGCGGATCAAGGAACTGGAGGCCAAGGTGGACGAACTCAACGAATTCAAGAAATGGCTGGAGGGACGATGAACAATCCAATCGACACTGTTGCATTCGTGTTCAAGCACCGGAAGACCGGACAAGTCGTTGTCACATCTGGAAATGAACCGGATTGGGACAAGGAGCAATGGGAGCATACCGCCACCATCAACGCATGCCTAGCCATCCAATACCTCATCAACGTCAAACCGAAGGAGCGGAACCGATATTTGAGTTCACTGACCGAGAAGATATGAAACTGCGACCGATCAAGTGGGTCCACGGACCAGAGAACGAGCCGATCTTTTCCGAGACGGTGACAGACATCGAAATCGTCGATGAAGTCGGAGGCGAGTTCGTCGAGGTCCAACAGCACCATGATGGCTACGGCAAGATCGGTATTACACCCGAGGAATGGCCAACACTCCGACGGGCTATCGACAAGGCGATCAAGCAATGCAGAGAGCCGAAATGAAACCCATCCTCCCAGAATGCCGCCCAGGCCAACGGCGATTCCACAAAGTCCCCGACCACATCAAGGCAATGATCCTCAAGGAGCATCCAACAATCTCCTACTCCGAACTCTCACGGAAATACAACCTCTCAAACTCCGTACTCTGGTACATCCGTAACAACGTCAAATTCCCAAGTAAGTACAAACACAAATGAAAACCTCAGATGCCATCGTCAAGGTGTCCGAACTCAGAGCAAAAGGATACTCATACACACAAATCGCCCGCGAACTCGGATTCACAAAACAACGAGTAGGCCAAATAGTGGAAGCTCACCGCAACCAATCCCGATGGGATCACGGCCTGTCACAACGCAACCGATCAATCCTCAAAGCCCTCGATATCACCGACCGTTTCGCAGCCATGCTCGCCATCGAGGAAAACAAATTGGCCCCATACAAGTTCAAGAACTACGGCAGAAAATCATTCGCCAGCCTCTGCCAATGGCTCGGAATACCAGTCAAACCATTCTCCAAATCCATCACATGCCCAAAATGCCAACACCACATCAATCTCTCCTCCTCGTAACCACCTCATTCCAAATCGATTACACCTCACTGACCACACTCCAACGACACGCCACCAAACTGGGATTCAAATCATGGGGACACTTCCTTCGATTCCTATGCACCACTCATCCAGCCACGACCTCGTTGTGGCCCTCAACATCCTCGCGTCCGAAATCCAGTCCGAAGACGGTGCCTCAAACGCCGTCTGCTTCGAGGCTTCAATCCGCATCCAACAACTCATCGCGCTGACCAAGGAACTCAGCGACCACATCCTGGCCAGCCCCATCCATCACCCCAAATGCACCGCCAAAACCAAGGGCACCTACTGTAACTGCATCCTCTCTCGGATCACACCCAACCAATGAAAACACCGCGCCGCGAACAACCATGGTACGAGGCCCGCCTCGAAACCAACTCCAAACCCGGACCCATGTCCAACGCCGAACGATCCGCCTTCACGCTGGAAAACCGACGCATCCTCGATGACGCTCCACGCCTCATCGCCTACGGAATCGCCAAGGGATGGATCAGCTACCCAACCAAGAAAACCCACTTCCAATGGAAACCGATCGACAGTTCGTCAACATCCACAACCCTGCCGTGGTCGTCACAGTCCTCGGGCACGGACAGTATCGCCTAGGCGAAACCCGACGCTCCGTGACCATCTACGAACGCAGGGGCGCTCTCTACGTCCGCAATACCGAAGAGTTCAACCGCATCTTCAGGCTACTGACCAAGCCTCAGTAGTAGGCCAACCAGCAACGAATCAACGACATGACAACGCTCCAACGAGCGGAGCTTTGGCTCGCCAAGGTTCCGCCAGCCATCTCCGGATCCGGAGGACATTCACAGACCTACACCGCCGCCGTGGGCCTCGTCCACGGCTTCGGCCTTTCCACAACCGACGCCTTCACGCTCCTGTCGGACTGGAACCGCTCCTGCCAGCCGCCATGGACCGACCGCGAGCTGCTCCACAAGATCCGCCAAGCCGACGAGAAACCGCACGACAAGCCACGCGGGCACCTGGCCAACACCTCCCAACCGCTCGACATCACCCGCGTGACCTTCAAGCGACCCACGCCGGTAGCCCCGGAGCCCGGCGCATCAGAGTTCCGGCGCTTCCTCGAAGCCTGCTTCGCCCAGGGCGAGACCGTATGCATCTGCGACAACGTCTCCGAAGAGGACGGTAGGCCACTGTCCAGCGGGTCGTTCATCACCCGCGAGGAATGGCTCGCCCGCCACGACGAACCCGGTGCCGGGATCCTCGGACCCGAACGACGCGGAGTCTTCGTCCGGATCAACCCGTTCAAGCCCAACCTCTACAGCGGATCCGACAACGACGTGTCCGCCTACCGCCACGTCCTCGTCGAGATGGACGAACGCCCCAAGGCCGAACAGGAGAAGGCCCTCCGCGACACCGGCATGCCCATCTCCGCCCTCATCGACAGCGGCGGCAAGTCCATCCACGCATGGGTCCGCGTCGATGCCCCAGACCGCAAGGAATGGGAGGCCCGCCGGGATCTCATCTACAACCTCATCCCCGGCATCGATCCCAAGAACAAGAACCCCGCACGGTTCTCCCGGCTCCCCGGAGCATTCCGCAACGGCTGTCCTCAACGCCTGATCGCCACTCAGATCGGTCCAGAGTCATGGGCCGATTGGCTCAGCGACCGCGAGACCGCCGACGACAAGGCCACCATCGTCACGGTCAAAGACCTGATCTGCTTCGATGAAGACAACGATCCGGACAATCTCATCGGTAAACGGTGGCTCACCCGTGGCTCATCCATGATCATCTCCGGGGGCACCGGCATCGGGAAATCCTCCCTGATGATGCAGATCGTCATCCGCTGGGCGCTCGGCAAGGACTTCTTCGGCATCGCACCCGTCCGCCCGCTCCGCATCGGTATCGTCCAAGCCGAGAACGACAAGGGCGACCTCGCCGAAGCCTTCAAGGGCGTCATCAAGGGGCTCAAGATGGCCACCGATGACATCCGCATCCTCCAGGAGAACCTCCACTTTCGCACCGAATCGGTCCGCACCGGGGACGCATTCCTCGCCTACGCCACACGGTTCATCACCCGATCCAAGCTCGACCTCATCATCGGCGACCCACTCTTCTCCTACTTCGGTGGAGATTTGTCGGACCAAGGCGAGGTCAGCGTGTTCTTGCGCAACAAGCTCCAGCCCATCCTACACCAGACCAAGGTCGCATGGATCTGGATGCACCACATCTCCAAGGCCCAACGCAAGGACGGCGAGCCACTCACCACCATGGAACTCGCCCACGCCGGGTTCGGATCCTCTGAACTGGCCAACTGGGCGCGGGAGATCGCGGTACTGGCAGAAGTAGGCCAGTCGAAGCCTCGACGCTTCCAACTGGCCTTCTGCAAGCGGGGATCGCGCCTCACGGCATCGGCACTAAACCTTCAGCACTCTCCCAACGGAATCGTGTGGGACCAGTGGAACCCGATGGTGATGACAGGGGCTCAGTTGAAGGAACCGAGTGGTAGGAAGGGAGGTTATCCCAAAAGGCGGGGTCCTTAGTCGCTTCCTGCAATTTGCGAAAGTTTTCATCCTTCTCATTCTCCAACTCCAATCGCTTCAGCTCCTCGGAATTTACATCCGGGGAGCTTTTCTCTTCCTGAACCTCAGCCTCGGATTCGGGCTCCTCCTCCTCCCTCTCGCGTTTGCGCGACCGCTTCCGCTCCAGTTGGCCAAGCAGACGCTCGTGCTTCTTCACCGAGGTCTTCAGATACGCGACATCACGCTTCAGATCGTTGATGGTCCTCATGAGCAGCGATACCTTGTCCTCATCCTCCATCGGCACCCAGTCACACCCACGCCACTGCCGATGCACCATGTCATACACAAGGACTTGCGACTTCTTGTTCCGCATCGAATTGAACGCACGGATCGCCCGGCCAAGCTCACACCTCAGGTTGTCCTTTATGTAGGCCAGAACCTCGGACCGATCCGGGTCGGCATCGTGGCGTTGCGGGGGCATCAGCCGGAACATCGACCGAAGCGTGGAACCATTCTCCAGATAACTCATAGCAGGAACAGAATGCGTCTTGCACGATTCACGGTCAAGATAAACGAATGTTGATTTTGCAGCGCACCCCAGAAAGTTAGCATAGATCCCCCTACCTCCCTAAGAGGGAGTCTTGTCACTCCCTCTTCTTAGGGAGTTAAAAACCGCAACGCCGAGACGCTGCGGGGGCGTTTCAAGACGCCCCGCGCTCGGCGGCGGTTTTTCAGGACCCTCGGGTGGATGGGTGGAAGTGGGGGATTGGGTGGCGGGGTGTGGATGCCCCGCAATCGAGCGGGAAGGGGTCTAGGAGCGCGTTTGATGCCCGTGGAGTGTGTGGATAGCGGATAGTAGGGTTTTGAAGGCTAGAGAGGCGGTTGCTGGGACGACCCCGTTTCCGAGGAGTCGCAAGCGGTCCACCCGATTGGAATGCCCATCATCACTTCCACGAAGGACGGGGACAACGGGCCACCTAGCGGTGTCGCCCCAGATTGGCCAACTGGTTCCACAATGGGAGCAGCCGTCATTGGCGCTGTAGTAGAACGGATAGGTCCACTCGCCACATCGATGACATCGAGATTCACCATGGTCGCATCCGCACCCACCAAAGACAGCCTGTCCGCAGGATATGCAGTGCCACTCCCCATCGCCGTCCTCAGCTCTCCGCGCCGTGCCATCGCTTCCAGCGTCTTGGATTGCTGACTTGATCCGTTCAACCGAAAACTGTCCTCGTTCGCACACGGTGTCGGTAGCAACGATGAAGACTCGGTTCCTGCGATGCGGCGCACCGCATTCCTCCGCGCTGAATATTCCCCACGAACAGCGGTAACCCACCTCTTCCAAGTCGCTGATGACGCTGGAGAGTCCCATCGAGATGTGGCCCTCCACGTTTTCGAGAAAGATAATTGCAGGTCGAATTGCTTCGACCCCTCGCTTGATATGGGGCCACAGATGCCGGGGGTCGTCATCACCTTGTCGCAGCCCAGCATGGCTGAATGGCTGGCACGGATATCCCGCACTAAGGATGTCCACGCTTCCGTGAAACGATCCCCACGGGAAATCCCGTACATCAGTCCAGATCGGAGCCGATTCAATTTGGCCCGCTTCCATTCGCGTAAGTAATACTTCGATTGCGAATGAGTCGATCTCCGCATAAGCAACCGTCCGCATATCTCGGATAACTCTGCTAAGCCCAAGGTCGATTCCTCCGTAACCGGTGCAGAGACTGATGTGCGTAATTGTTTTGGTACTATCCATGCTCCCATAGTGTTAAATGTTTGAGGCCACCTCCACGCCCACAAGCTCCCACCCGTACCGGTGCGCGTCCTCCTCCGCAGCCTCAAGCGCCTCCGCCATCGGCTCGTGGTAAGTATCCTTGTCCACCACAACGCCGCCGCAGGGCTTGCGGAAGGTCGCCACCAGCCGCTCCGGAGCGATGAAGAAGTCCGACTCCTCCCCGTTCATGGTCACGCCATTGGTCCACGTCAGACCGGTGCAGTCCCCGTTCAGGACGCACTCAATCAGGAACCCGGCAATCACACTGCCACGCGTCGGATCGAAGATCACCCGATACGCACCGTTCTTCCAATGCACCGTCTTGCCGGCCAGCACCGCCTCTTTGATCTCGTTGAGTTTCATGTCGTTCGTTGGTTCGTTGTTGCGCGCCCACCATACCGCTCCATGCTCAGGCGTCAAGTGGGAAAATGTGGGGAGGAGGAGGGATTTCTTTGGACCGCTCCATCCACGGGGAGAACGGCGCACCATCTTTGGCCCACTCGATCCCGCTCCATCACCCGGTGCCACGGCATTAGCATTTCTAATTTCCGAATTCCGAACTTCGTATGGGGTATGGGCGGGCGGGGCATAGCCCGGCATGAGCGGCACATGAACGGGTCGGACATGGCGAGTCCGATGGGGGGGTAGGACATTCGATGTCCGATAACCTGGCGAAGGGGGAACGGGGGGAGGCAGGGTCCGGAAGGGGGCAAGGGGGAAGGAAGGGGGAGGAATGGGGGAGGAATGGGGGAGTGTGGCCCACTAGGAAACGAAAAGCCCCGCAGGGGTGAACCTACGGGGCGCGACGGGGAACGGGGAGCCTTAGGCGCTGGCAATGCTCCCGGCTAGGGCAATGGACACCATTGCACCGGCGCACAAGAGACCGAGGAGGAGCCAGCCGAGGGCGCGAAAAAGGTCGTTCATCGGCTCAGAAGAGTTGAATGACCACTCCGCCTTCGAATTCCACAACCTGCGTGTGATCACGGAGCCACTCCAGCGCCTCCTCCTCATCCGAGAACTCTTGGCCGTATTCCTTCGAGGCAAGGATGGCGCTGTCATGCTCCGCCCATTCGCAGCAAATTCCAACGGGGTCTAGCTCAAGCTCCACCCCACAAGAGTCTTCGTAGTCTTCGAGGTACTCAAAGAGCGCGAAAAGAGCGGGGCGGGAGAATTGGGTTTCCCTCCCGCAGGCGCGGAAAGCTTCGACGAATTGGTAACTGGTTACTGTGGTTTTCATGATGTTTTGAATCGGGCGGTAATTGCCCGCCAGATGCCACGGAGTTGCCCCCATGGCACCGGACGGAGAATCAATGCGCGTCAATCGCACGGCCCTGACGGGCTAGGTCGAAGCAATCGAACCGTTTGAACAAGTCCGCGAACCGTTCCCACTGCCACTCCGACGGCGGGCGCACCGGTTCAAGCTCTCCGGACTCGGACACCGTGCACAGCACCGGAGTCAATCGGATCGATGAGATGAGCACCTGAGATTGCACGTTAAACGCGAAGTCGGGGCACCAGTGTCCAAGTGGCCCGCCAATGGTTCCCATCGTCTGGGTTGTCTCGAATCCCGCGCCGATTGAATCCAAGAACTTGAACGCAGTCTCCCGGTCAAAGATACCGGACATTTGAACATCCGAGATGCATGCCCAGAAGGCCTCGCGCCCGAACTTCTCTTTGAGCTTCCGGCAAATCTGAAAACGGGTTTCCCCGCGCACATTGTCCAGTCGGTCAAGGATGGCCCGTGGGATCGAACCTTCCTTTGCAAGATAGTTGTACTCCGAGTCGAAAGGTTCCGATGGTTCGACCGGAAGTCCGGGCCATTCCCGCAGGACATCCGGAAGGGTTGTCTCGCAGGGATGCCACTCGCACAGGTCCGGGTGCTCACCTGAGAAGCTGGCGACGATTGAAAAGCCGAGGCGGTACTTCACAGGACACCTCCTTTGTTAATGACCGCGAAGGCGCGGGACCCGTCACCATCCCGGCGAAGATCGGCGGTGGATAAGTAAAGGTATTCGCCGTCGTCGCATTTGACCGAACGGAGCCGAATCGTCATGCCGAGCATGCAGCGGATGCGAGCCTCACGGCGGACCGCCCGCCGCGCTTCACGATAGGTCGAGGCCGTCTGGGTCGAGGTGTGGTTGTAGTGGATTGAGTATTTCACAGGGCACCTCCGATGATGAGGTGAAGGAAGCAGAGCGCCAAGGCGGTGATCACAAGCGCGGCCCCGATGAGGAAGGCGAGCGCGTACAGTAGGGATTTGAGGGTTTGCATGGTGTTTTGGAGGCTCCGACTAGTGGGAGCACGGGCGACAGGATGCGACAGGAGACGACGGGAGTCAATAGGAAACGACAAAGTATTTCAAGGGGCATACTTTGTGGGGCAAAGTGGGGGAATGGCGAAGGGGAAGGAAACGGCGGTCATCCAGGTTGAAAGGGGGGAGAAACCTAGGCTCCGGGCAAAGCCGGAGAAGGGAACCAAAATGCGCCTGTCAGATGATGTAAAAAGGAAGGCGCTGGAAGCGGCGCAATACGGGATGCCGATCGATCGCATCGCAATCTTGTGTGGATTCCCCGCTGGTAACCAAACGCAATGGGCCCGATGGATCAACGCCAACCCGGCCTTCCAGATGGAACTTGACCAAGCCCGGGCAGAGGGGGAATTGACCCTGCAGCGCCGCATCATCAACGGGGAAGCCAATTGGCAATCTGCTGGATGGTTGCTTGAACGGACGAGAGGCTACGTTGCCCGCGCACAACTCGAACACACGGGCAAAGGAGGGAAGGAGTTATCGGTATCGGGTGCCCTCCTCGGAGCCTTCGGAGGGAGCAAATAGACCACGGGGGGGGAAGGACCCCCAAGAGGGGGTGGGTGTTACTTGTATACCCCCTCCCCGCCACGACCCCAATTTTATGCCTGTCAAGCAAATCAAGCGGAAACGGTCCCCTTCGTTGGGGATGGGCTCGCATATTCCTGCGTGGAAGCAGCGGAAGCTCCTCGAGGAGGCTCAGCAGCTCAAGAACTTCCCGAAGATGATGCTTGGCCTACGTGATGTGTATCCGTGGCAGGAGGCGGTGCTGGGTGCGTTGAACGAGAAGCATGCGAAGGTGGCGTTGAAGGCTGCGAATGGTTCTGGCAAGACGAGCATGGTGGCCGCGAGTGCGGTGGTCTGGCACATGATTCGCTGGCCGGGGAGTCTGGTGGTGTGCACGGCTGGTGTGTACCGGCAGGTGGCCGACGCCCTCTGGCCGCATTTGAGGAAGATGATCAATGGGTTGGGTGGTGAGGAGAATGGGTTTTCGATCAAGGATGGTGAGATTCGGTATCTGTATCCGAAGAGGGTGGATGGTCAGGAGCTGGTGAGTCGGTGCATTGGGTTTTCGGCGAGCAACCCGGAGAAGGCGGAGGGCTGGCATGTGCAGGGGCCGAGTCAGGATTTGATGTATGTGGTTGACGAGGCGAAGGCGGTGCCGGACGGGATATTCCAGTCGATGGAGCGGTGTCAGCCGACGCGGACGTTGTTGATGAGCAGCCCGGGAGGCAGCAGCGGCTATTTCTACGAAGTCTTTCGGCGGAATGATGGGAAGTGGCAGACGTTCACGGTGACGGCGTTTGATTGTCCGCACATCCGGAAGGAGTGGATAGATGAGCAGATGGCCCGCTGGGGCGAGGGTCATCCGTTGGTGCGGTCGATGATCTACGCGGAGTTCATGGAGGATGACGGGAGTCTGACGGCGGTGAGGACGGCTGACTGGCAGAGGGTGGTGAGTGGCCCGCCGAAGGAGGAGACGGATGGCCACCGGCTGACAGCTGGGTGTGATTTCTCAGCCGGCGGGGACGAGAGTGTGATGGTTGTGCGCCAGGGGAACACGGTGAAGGGGCTGGTTCGTTGGCGGGACAAGGACACGATGGCGAGTGTGGGGCGGTTCATCGCGGAGTTTCGCAAATGGAAGCTGAAGGCGGAGGATATCTATGCGGATGTGGGTGGGATGGGGATTGTGATGTGCGACGCTCTGCGAGCCGAGGGTTGGGATGTGCGGAGGGTGAATTTCGGGGAGCGGGCCATACGGGATGATCAGTTCGTGAATCGTGCGGCGGAGATGTGGATCGAGTTCGGTCGGATGGTGGAGGAGGGGAAGGTGAATCTTGGTCCCGTAGGGACGGACGAGGTGCTGCTGCAGCAGTTTGTGAGCCGGAAGGTGCGGACGAATGGGAAGGGGAAGTTGACGCTCGAAGGGAAGGATGAGTTGCGGGCGAGGGGGTTGAACAGTCCGGATCGGGCGGATGCGGTTGTGTTGGCCTTCTGTGGTGGTGGCGGGAAGCGGATGGATGAGTATTTGAAGGCCGTGGGCGAGGATGGGCGGAGCCTGTTGGAGCGGATGGAGGATGAGCTAGGACCGATTGAGCCGGAGGGGGTTGCGCTTGCGGGTTGCGAGGTGGGGGGATAAGAGGAGGCGAGATATGATGAGTGACAAACAGCGGAGTGCTTTGCAGGGGCAGATCGTGATGGCTGTCGAGCAGCGGAGCCCGTGGGAGCTGCGGCAGACTCGGTGGTACGAGTTGCGGCACCATGGGTTGCGTCGGACGAACAAGCCCTGGCCGAAGGCGGCGGATCTGCATTGGCCGCTGATCGATACGGCGATCGAGAAGCTGAAGCCGCTATTCCTCCAGCAGGCGCTGGGGATGGATGTGGTGGCCAGCTTTGTGCCGATGCGGCAGCAGTTGAATGCGTACACGAAGGTCGCGGAGGACTGGTTCAATTATAAGATCCGGGAGAAGACCAACTTCGTGGATGAGGTTCTCTCGTGGGTGGATTACACGCTGATGAGTGGGCGTGGGGTGATGAAGTGTTTCTGGAACCCTGGGGACAAGCGGGTTGGGTTCGAGGCGGTGGACCCGATGTATTTCGTGGTGCCGCCGTACACCACGGATTTGCAGGATGCGGACTGGGCGGTGCATGTGATGCCGATGAGCGTCAATGCGTACAAGCGGATGGCTGGCCAGTTCGGGTGGAAAGCGGACTCGAAGACGATCGAGAAGATCAGGGGGAATCCGCAGGAGGATGACAATATCCCGGGGGCTGCGGAGGAGAATGATGCGAAGCAGTTGCGCGAGGGCATCACGTACACGAGCAACACTGATGGGGTGATTGTGTGGGAGGTGTATCGGAAGCGGGATGACGGGGTGTGGGAGGTGTATCTGTACAGCCCGGCGGCGGTGGATCTGGATCTGCGGGATCCCATGGAGTTGCCCTATGACCATGGCCAACTGCCCTTCGTGGATTTCCCGTATGAGATCAAGGACAAGGGCTGGTTCAGCCCGAGAGGTGTGTGCGAGATCCTGGCTCCGTTCGAGCTGAGCATGACCTCGATGTGGAACCACAAGCACGACGCGATGACGCTGTACAATCGCCCGTTGTTCCGGGCGGAGCGGGAGTTGCCGAACAGCATCAATCTCAGGTTTCAGCCGGGTCAGATATTGCCGTACGGCGTCGCGCCTGTGCAGATGCCGCAGCCTCCGGTGAGCTTCGATCAGGAGCTGAACCAGACCAGAGCGGTGGCGGAGAACCGGATCGGGAGCCCGGACTACGCGATGGGCAGCGTGATGAGCGGCGGGAGCGATCGCCGGACCGCCACCGAGATCCAGAGCATCAACGCGCAGGCGATGCAGAGCGGCGATCTTCGGGCGCGGCTGTTCAGAATGGCTCTGGGCAAGCTGTACCGGCAGGCGTGGGGCTTGTACGTGCAGTACGATAGCCAAAGCCTTCGCTATCGGTTCGCGGAGGATTCGCTCGAGGCGGACCCGGTGGCGCTGCACGATCAGTATGAGCTGGAGCCGAAGGGCGGGATGGACATGGTGAGCCGGCAGATGATGGTGCAGCAGGCCATCAACCGGAAGCAGTTGTTCATGAACTCGCCCTGGGTGGATCAGGTGGAGCTGGACAAGAGCATCATGGAGTTGGACGACCCGAGTCTGGTAAAGCGATTGCTCCGGGATCCGGGCCAGAAGGCAGCGGACGAACTGGAGGACGAGACCAAGACGATCCCGACGCTCTTGGTTGGTATCCCGGTCCCCGCGAAGCCGGGGCAGAACTATGCGGGCCGGATCGGGGTGCTGATGCAGTACCTGAATGGCGCCATGCAGCAGGGGCAGGTGATGAGCCCGGTGAGCAAGAACGCCTTCATGCAGCGGATCGACAGCCTGTTGCAGGGGTATGAGCAGGTGGCGACGAACGAGGCGCGGAAGCTGCGGAAGGAGATCCAGAAGTTCTTCGAGAGCACGGGATTGCTCGTTCCCTCGCAACCCCCCGCTCCTGTAGCTGAGCAGCCGATGATGCAAGGATGATGATCACCGTGACCTGTAAGGATTGTCGGTTCTATTGTGTGGACGGAACCTGCCGCAGGTTCCCGCCCGCCGGAAGACCGAGTTGCTGGCCCACCCTCAATGCCAACGACTGGTGCGGCGAGTTCGAGGCCAAGAAAGCCATGATACCTCACGTCGAAATCAATATCGCGCCCACGACTCCCAAGGAACCGGAGCCGGAGCCGATCCTCATGCAGAAGCTGGATGAGGGTGTGCCGCCGAAGATCCGGTTCCAGCGCAAGAAGCCGGTTGTGGCCGACCTGAACGAGATCCAGGAATCACCGCTCTTCAGCGGAGGGGAGGGTTAACCCATTTCCCAACATGAAAAAGAAATCCAAGTTCAGCAAACTGGCCAACGAACTCCGCAAGGAAGGGGCCGATGATCCCAAGGCCCTCGCCGCGTGGATCGGTCGCAAGAAACTCGGGGCCGCAGAGTTCATGCGCCGCGCCGCCGCCGGTCGAAAGAAGGCCGCCAGCAAGTGATGATCTCCTTCATCGCACGAGCCCGCGCCGCGTGGACGTTCACTCGGCATCAGCGGTGGGTCGATCCACTTCCGTGGCGCAAGGAAGACGCCAATGCGCTGAACACTTTCTTCAAGAGCGATACCGGGAAACGCTTCCGGGACGCTCTGCTGAACACCGTTCTCATGCAGAACGCTTCAGCCATAACTGATCGAAACCATTTGCAATACTCATCAGGTTTTGCAATGGGTCAGGCCAGTCTTGTGAAGGTCATCGAAGTGATGGCCGACCAAGAATCAATTACGGGGCAGGATGATGATCCGGATTCTGCCACGAACACATAGGATCAAAGTTGCGGTTGTTGGTCTGTGCGGGCCAGCAAACGAGTAAAAGCACAACATGCCAGATGATACACTGAGTGCCGATGCAATGCTCGCATTGGCCAACGACTACGATGCCGGTGTCGATATCGACAGCCAGCCAAAGGAGCAGTCTACAACAACCAATGAGACAGCTCCGGTTGAGCAAGAGTCCTCCGATGCGGGGAACGCCGGCAAAGAGGTCGATGGTGGCGAGCAGGAGGTAGGCACCAAACCAGAGCCAGAAGCGAAGGCCGAGAAGAAGACCGAGCAGAAGGCTGAGAAGGAGAAGAGCAGCAGCAAGTTCGCCCAGGAACAGAACCGAAAGGCCAAGACCTGGGAGCAGATCAACGCGGAGAAGGAGGCCATCAAAGCCGAGAAGGAAGCGTTGAAGCGGGAGCGGGAGGAATGGGGCAAGCAGCGGGAGCAATCCACGGCTGCGGAGACCAACTCTTTCCGCGATGAGAAAGGCTACACGGCGGAGGACTACGAGGCTGCGGCCAAGGAGTTCGAGGCCGATGGCGATTCTCAGTTGGCCAAGGCAGCGCGAGCCAAGGCCGAAGGAGTCCGCAAGTCTGCAACCGAACGGCAGCAGAAGGCGCAGCAGGAGAAGTTCGCAAAGGCGTGGGCCGATTCCTACAACCGGTTGTCCGAGAAGGAGACCTGGTTGAAGGATCAGAACAGCGCCGAGTACAAGCGTACTGTCGAATTGCTCCAGAGGGTGCCCGTGTTGCAGTCGATGCCGGATGGACTCGTCCATGCGGTCGAACTGATGAAGCTCCAAGACTCAGCAGCAAAAGCGCAGTCGATCGAGGCCGAGAACAAGGCTCTGAAAGAACAACTCAACAAGCTCCAGCAGAAGACCGCTATTGGTAAGAGCATCCCGGCAGGACAACTCAAGGCTGAGGAGAAGGATTTCTCCAAGCTATCTCTCAAGGAGCAGAGGGAGGCGCTCTTAAGAGCCGCCAGAGAGTTCGATCGGGAAGCAAACTGATAGCACAACCACAACTCAAATATGCCCATCACTACTTCCGGTTCAACCGGCATTCAACTCCAGTTCCAGAACTACTTCAGCAAGGAGCTGCTCTCGATCGTCCAGCAGGAGACGATCCTCGATCAGTTCGGAATGAAGGCTCCGATCCCCAAGAACAATGGTAACAAGGCCATCACGATGTTCCGTTTCGGAGCGCCGAGCATCGGCAGTGTTCAGAACCTGACCACCGCTGGTGAAGGCACGGCCATCAGCTCCGCCAACTACCGCGCCCTTGTTCTCAACAGCCTGAGCAAGACGCTCTCGCAGTACGGTCAGGTGATCGGTTTGACCGACATCCTCCGCGCCACCGACCTGTTCAACAGTCTCCAGCAGGCCACCAAGACCTCTGGTCTGGACATGGCCCTCTGGGTGGACTCGGTGATCCGCAACACCCTGATTGGCTCCAACCTCCTCGCGAGCAATGGTTCCATTGGTTCCGCCGCCGAGGGTGCTGGCACGTTCGACAACTCCGACGCTTGCGGTAACAACACCTCGAACGCCAATCCTGGCCCTTGCGTGTACGGTAACCCCGCTACGCTTGTTGCTGCCAACCAGACGTTCACCGGACTCAGCACCGACACGACCGCTGCCAACACCACGATGACGGCGTCCGCCGTCCTCGATTCCATGACCCGCCTGAAGCGCAACCGCGCCCCGCTGATCAACGGCGGCTACGTGCTGGCCACCGATCCTCGTGTGGCCCGCGACCTCATGCGCGACAGCGACTGGTTGAACGCCTCGAACTACGGCAACAAGGGCCAGCCGTTCTACAAGGGCGAGGTTGGCTCCATCTATGGTTGCCGCGTGGTCACCCAGACCAACTCGTTCGTCAGTCAGGCCAGCACCACCACTGAGAACAACAAGTTCGTGTACAACCCCGCTGGTGGCGGTGGTCTTACCAACACCTCGGACATCATCGCTTCGTTCTTCTTCGGCAACGAGGCGTTCGGTATCCCCGCTCTGACCGGTGATGATCCGTTGTCACCGCGCATCGTGATCACCGACACCCCCGACAAGTCGGATCCGTTGAACCAGCTCGTCACCGTCGGCGTGAAGCTGTACTTCGCCACGCTGCGTCTCGCCGCCGGTAACACCAGCGGTACTTCTCCTGGGAATATCAACCCGGTGTGGTACCTCGTGCATCGGACGAAGACCTCCTCCACGCTGTAATATGCGACCCAGGAAGACGGCCACCATCATGGTGATCGCCGTCGGCCCGAGGGGGCATCATCGTAAAGGTGGTGCCCCCTCTTCTCATTCCGCTTGCGGATGCGAAGAAGCCGACAACAATGCGCCCATGATTTCTATTCCGGTCGAAGCCCTTTCCACCGATATGGAGGATGGCCAGCAGGCCATGCCCGAGGTCGGTGATGAAGTGGTTTTGGACGATGTTCGCGGTATCCTCAAGAAGCTCGATGGCGGAGAAGCCTACATCGAAATCCGCAGCGTCAACGGCATGCCCGCCGAGTACGAGAACAAGGGCGAGAAGTCCATGGCCAACAAGGATCCGATGGACGAGAAGGGTATGCGGGAGATGGTCGAGGAGTACGACACCGAGATGGAGTCCTGATATGCCGATCTACACCTTCGAGAACAATGGTCGGACCATCGAGCACATCGCTCCGATGGGCACCGATTCTGTTGTCCTTGATGGGAAGCGGTGGACGCGACAGCCGGTGGCCCGCTTCGGGGTCACCGGTTTTGCCCGTGAGGCCGAACTCAAGGATCATGTGAAGAAGGGATTCAGTCGGATGGAAGACCGACACGGATCCCGCTTCGCGAGCACTTTCACCAAGAATCAAATCCGTAAGATCTGGGACATATGAGTGACGTAGCCAATCAGGCGATCCAGTATTCGATGGGGCAGGGCGGTTTCCAGCTCGTTACCGCCACCACGCTGACGAATGGCCCATTCGTGGCCATCACCACCATCGCCCCCACCACATTCAGCTCGATCTCAGGAAATGGTATCAGCGGAGCTTGGTCCACGGCGACCATCCCTGCTGGCATTACGCTTCCAGGACCGATCACGAGCTTCCAGGTCTCTAGCGGTCAGGTGATCGCGTTCAATGGCGTGATTCAATCGTGACACTCGCTCTCGGCACACGACTGGTATCGAACGGGGGTGGCAATGTTACCCCTAACGACCTTCCCGTCCTGCGCCGAGACCTGCTTCAGGAGGACGATTTCTTCGTCCTGCTGGAAGACGCCAGCAAGATCGTTTTCACCTTCGGCACCGCCGACCATCTCGACCTGGAGAACAACGATTTCCTGCTCCAAGAGGACAGCTTCAAACTTCAAATCCAATCCAACTGACCCATGCCTGACACCAAGATTACAGCCCTGACGGCAATCACGACCGTCGATCCAGCGGTGGACGTCCTGCCCATTGTCGATGTCTCCGACACGACGATGGCTGCGAGCGGCACCACTAAGAAGATCACCAGCAACCAAATCCTCGGAGCAGGCGGCACCGCCACCCTCGCCTCCGCCACCATCACCGGCGATCTGACGGTGGATACCAGCACCCTGAAGGTGGATAGCTCTAATAACAGTGTTGGTGTTGTAAATGCAACGCCGCTTACAGGAATAGATGCTGGTTTTGTTGTAGGATCTATTGGAACCGTTCGTCAAATTACGCTTGGATTGTTCAACGTGTACGCTCGCATGAGGGAGCGAGACAATGTTAACAATCTGTCTATTTCCACAAATATCAATGATTCTGGAACTAAAGACGATGCCACTAAGTCGTCTTGGAAATTGAGATTCGGTTCTGGAAATGACAACCTTGCTCTTCAACGCGCTCCAGTTGGAAGCACCACGTTTAGTGACTTGCTGATTATTGATTCGACAGGAGTTGCAACTTTCGGCGACGGCGCTGGCGGCACCCGAATGACCCTCAACTCCACGGGGCTGGGCGTGGGGGTTACGCCGAGTGCGTGGGCTACAAACCGTCGCCCACTTCAGATCGGCGGTCTTGCGAGTGGTGCGGTTGCGTTGAATGGTACTGCTGGATCCGGGGAAATTTTCTTCAATTCGTTTTTCAACGCTTCCAGCCAAAACATCTGTGTTGTTACAGGCGGAACTGGAAAGTACGACTTCAATGTAAGTACTGTCGGATGCCACACTTGGAGCATTGGAACCGGAACGGCTGGAAACTCGTTCACATTTACTCCAGCGATGACGCTCGACGCGAGCGGGAATCTGTTGGTGGGTCTTACCGCTGCTGGAACCACCGCTGCCAAGACTATCCAGATCGCCAACGGCACCGCTCCTACTGCCAACGTGACTGGTGGCCAGCTCTACGTCGAAGCCGGTGCGCTGAAATACCGTGGAAGCTCTGGTACCATCACCACGCTCGCTAACGCCTAA